CTTCTTCTATAAAAGATTTAAATGAAAAAAGAGCTATTGAATTAGCAAAAAGGTATGATAAATTAGTGAATAAAAAATAAATACATTTATTGGTTTAATAATGATATTTGTACTAAAATAAAGATAGATAGAGATACCGATCAATGACCAAAGGAGTTTTCAGAAAAGGTAAACATATTTGCAGTTTAAATAATGACTATTTAAATCAATTATTGGATTTACAAAATAACAAAAGGAGTACTAGCCATTTCTAAAAACATTGTATACACCGATGAAATGCTTGCACAAACGTTCCATCGTCCGTTGAATACAGTTCGTATGGCTCTTGAGGTTTTTGAAAAGTTTGGAATGGTTGAAAAAATCGATGGAGTGATAATGTTACCCAATTGGGAGAAACATCAGAACATTGATGGCATGGAAAAAATAAAAGAGCAAAATCGAAATAGAGCCGCACGCCACCGACAAAAACAGAAATTACTTGCACAAAACAATGAAAGTAACGTTACTGATAACGTTATGGATAACGTTACAGTAACGCATGGTAACGCACTAGATAAAGAATTAGATAAAGATATAGAGATAAATAATAATAAGGTGATGATTAGTTCCAGCCTTTCTGAAAATTTGAAACATAGTGGTATTCGGATCAACGATAAACAACATCAACAGTTGCTTGAATATGTAGGAATTGATGGAATGAATTTTGATATGTTAAACCGTGCAATTGAGATAACTTCGGAGGTTCATCAACCTAGTTTTAAGTATCTAAGAGGCATTCTTGAGAATTGGAAAAAGAAAGGTTTTACATCGATTGAACAGGTAGATGAGAATGACCGAAAATATAAAGACGGAAAGAATTACAGTCGCCCAGGACAACAAAACGATAAAACATCAGAACAGGAGGCTAAGGACGAATGGGGGTACTAGAACTAATTGAGCAATTCGAGATAGACTACTATCCATTAAGCTACGAGAAGAAAACTCTTTTAGCAGACCAACCAATTCATCAAGTGGTTGCATGCTTGTCTGAAATGGCTAGCTGGAATGAATGCGGAGGTCGTCTGTCATGGTAGACAATGTACTTGAGGAAGTTGCCTTATCTTATCGCAGGAATACAGAACAACAGGAAGAGCTTTGCGAAAAGCACAACATTCCTTTGATAAAAATATTGAGGACTGAAAGTGTTGTGTGTCGTATGTGTGAATCTGAACGGATCCATGAGGAGAATCAAGCAAGAGTGAATGAACTGGCCGACGCTGAGAGTGAGCGAGAAAGGAAGTACTATCTAGAAAAGTTCTCTCTTTACGATGAGGTTTTGAAAAATGCGACTTTGGACAATTTTGATACCCCAACCGAAAAAGAAGCGGAAAAGCTAGCTTTTGCAAAGAGGATTTGTCGCGAGTGGTCTGAGGGTGCTAGGAACAACATCGTGCTACAAGGAGAACCTGGGACAGGCAAGAGCCATTTAGCCTTTGCTATGGTAAAAGCTTTATCTGAGTACACGAAAGAGATTGCAATATTTATCAATGTGACGGACTTGCTGATGAAGATTAAAGCTGATTTTAGTCAGGAAGAGTTTCTGGTCAACAAGATTGCTAGCGCTAAGTTCTTGGTTTTGGATGATTTGGGCATGGAGAAGGATAGCGAATGGTCGTTTACTATTCTCTACAATATCCTGAATAAGCGTTCAAATACGATCATTACCACGAATTTGATTTCTGCTGATATTCAGAAAAGATATGGCAGACCCTTCATGTCCAGACTGATGAAGGGTGTGGATAAAGACCATTTGATGGTTTTCAATGATTTGACGAACAAGCGGAAACAATATTTTTAGAATGGAGGTGGCTGATGTTTATTTTAAAGCATGGAACAAGAGAGGATAAGCCGTTTCTGAGGTCCGCAGTTATCGGTGTGACTGGCATTGATGTTTCGTATTCAGACGAGCGGAAAGCTATGCGTTTTATTTCTCGTGCGGTTGCATTGCAGGTGGGCAAGGCGCTGAGAGTATCCTTTGGAAATTTCTATCCAGTGGAGGTGGAGGGATGATAAATCTATACTTCATTTACAATGGTTACCGCAAGATGCTCATTGGGATTTTCGGCCACATACATAGCGCAATCAATGAATTAAAGAAACATCAAGCCAGCTATTCCGCTATTAACGATCCACGATTTCGGAAAAGCATGAGTGGAGAAAACATCAGGATTGATTACGGAGCAGTTAACTGCTACTACTTGATTACGAAGAAAACGGAGGAAAAATAAGATGAATACAAAAATGAATTTGGAAGAAAAGGTTCAACAGTGGTTTGTTGATAGAAATCTACATGAAGCGAATCCTGTCAAACAATTCTTGAAGCTGATGGAAGAGTCGGGTGAATTGTTCGAAGGAATTGCAAAGGAAAAATCTGAACTGATTTATGATGCACTTGGTGATATTCAGGTAGTTTTGATTGGGCTCAATCAACAGATTAAGAATGGTGCTCAGATTTCAGCGAATCAACAGGAACTTGAATTGTTGCTGATGGTTTCTAGTCTGGGGAATATCGCTCAGAAGCTATACGCTCATGTCTGTCACAATGAGACACAGATTCCTTTAATCAAAGCAGACTTGATGTTTCTTGACAGTGTGGTTAGTAAGGTTTCATTTTGTAATGGAACTACAGCTGAAAATTGCTTAGAAGAAGCTTATGAAGTCATCAAGGACCGCAAAGGTAAGATGATTGACGGGGTGTTTGTAAAAGAGGAGGATTTATAAAATGAAAAGACTAGGAATCATTATTGGGGCGGTATTTGTAATCGTTGTATCGCCGTTTGTGGTTCAGTATGGTTGGAATGAAATCATCACAACGATTGTCCCAGTTGGTAAAATTACAGTCTGGCAAGCGTTGGGAGTAGATGCCCTACTATCTTTCATCTTCCCTGCACTATCTAGCAAAAAAGAATCTGAGGAGGATTATTCGTATGCTGTAAAGAGCAGTATTTCGAAAATCATTACATGTGCATTCTTGATATGGTTAGCTAGTTTGTTCATCTAAGGAGGTTCTGCCAGATGATTGAAATAAATGGTAAAAACTACGAAGTCCATAAAGTGAAATTCACAAAGAAGGATTTAAAAAACTTAAAAAAAGGAGAAACACTTATTTTTATCTCCGAAGAAGCTAAACAAGCTATAATTGTTAGTTTGGAGGACAAGGAGTGAGATATTTTAAAATCCTATGTATTGTTTTATTAGCATCCTTACTCGTAGCATGTCACCAGATTTCGAGCGGGACGGTTGTAGACAAGTACATTGATGAACCTCACACAACATTCATTCCTGTCATGACAGGAAAAAGTTCGGTACTGGTACCAACCAGAACCAAAAGAAGATATATCCTAGTCGTTTCAGGACAAGTAGGAAATAAGCACGTTGAAGAAACATTTGAAGTGACAGCCGAGGAATACAAATACTATGAAATTGGCAACACTTTTATAAAAGATGTGGTTTTAGAAAATGAAGGAGGAGAAGAAAATGATTGAATTTATTAAAGAATTTGTAATAACTTTTCTTTGCTTATTTATCGGTTACTCAGTCGTGGAATGTGTGACAGGAAAGGAAAAGAAAGATGATCAATAACGTGGTATTAATTGGGCGCTTAACTCGTGATCCAGAATTACGATACACGCCGTCAAATGTTGCTGTTGCGACTTTTAACTTGGCAGTCAATCGGAATTTTAAAGGCGCGAACGGAGAGCGAGAGGCGGACTTCATCAATTGTATTATGTGGCGTAAGCAGGCTGAGAATTTCGCAAATTGGATCAAAAAGGGTGCTCTTGTTGGAATCACTGGCCGCATCCAGACTCGTAGCTATGATAATCAGCAGGGGCAACGTGTCTATGTGACGGAAGTTGTAGCTGAGAGTTTTCAAACTCTTGAAAAGAAGGATAATACTGCGAACCAGTCAAGCATGGAAAATCAGATGCCACCAAGTTATGGCCAAGGCGAGCCAATGGATATTTCAGATGATGATTTGCCGTTTTAAGGAGTTGTGAAGGATGAAAAGAAAAAACTATATTATTTTTATCAGGCATTTTAAAAGAATAAAAGATTTAGTAGATTTTTATGAATATATTGCAGACTCAAAAGTTTGTGGAATTGCTATTTATTTATTTTTAATCATTTGTTCACCTTTCATCGCTTTGCTATTTCCAATCGCATACATAGAGCATTGTTTTTATAAAAAAAGATTTATTAGACAATGCGTTGAATACGACTGGTGTTCAAAGGAATATCTTGAAGAGGTTGTTGATATCAGAAAAATTGAAAGTGAGGAATTTTAATGAACATACAGGGACTAATTGAACGCTATGAAAAATTTAAAGATAGCAAGAAGAAATTGACCTCGGTTGATTTGGTTTTGAAAGACTTACGGTCTTTAGACGAACCAGAACCGTTGCCGTTCAAATTAAAAGATGTCGTTCGTCGAATTAGAGGGTTTGACCCAACAACTCAAACCAGATGGCTTAATGACATTCTTAAAGAATTAGGGGACGACTACGGTTCAATGAAATATCGCAGTGGTTACGAGCAAGGAAAAAGTGAGGGAGCATGGGTTGGCGAACAATTGAAAGATGCTGATAAGATTCGAAAAGAATTGAATAAACCAGTGATTCCGCAGTTTGTGGCGAAAAAAATTGGTTATTTCAAGAAAACTGATGACTGGGGTTTACTTCAAGTAATGGATTATCTTTTTAGAGACAAAGAAATTAAGAAATGGCTTGAGGATAGAAACAACCAAGAAGCCGTAGCCCGAGCATGGCTTGATGGCTACGAGGTTGAGGAAAAGCGGTATACAGTAGTGGCGAAAGCAACAAAACAACCGCTATATTATAATGCTATGGATAAGAAACTATTCTTCTCTATGGGCGGACTAGCTACAAAATTTACTCGCAAACAACTAGAAGAAGCTGACTTCGGCTGGGTGTTTGATTGCGAGGGTGTGGAAGTGCAGGAGGTGGAAGGATGATTGCAGATAAATCCTTCATCCCTGAGCTGATTGAAGATGAAGATATTATCTTCAATAAAGGTAGCGATTATCAGAAGCAGAAGAAAAAAGAAAAGAAGAATCCTATTTTCAAAAGAAATAAGTCTAAAAATAGATGGGCGCTTTGAGGAGGTAACAGAATGAAGGATTTGATGTTTTGGGGAATGATTTTAATTTCTTTGTTAGTGATTGGTATGTCGATTTATATCTTGATTGTGCAAGCTTATCTTAATAAGGCTATGATAGATAAATTTAATGAGCAAAAAAGAGAATTAAGAAGAGCTTTTGGATGGGAAGAATATAACTGGGCTGAAAATTTTGGAGAATACGCACGAAAAGTCGATAAGCTTATTGAGTTTAAAAAAGAAATAGAACGGCTCGAAGTTATTAAAAAAGCAATTGAAGTGCAGAAGTTATCAGACCTGAATCGCAGAAAAAAACAGGTTGAATATGAAATTAAGAAATTGGAGGAAAAACAATGAAACGATTCATCGCAATATGGATTCTGGTCTCTGCTGGTCTAAACATCTGGCAGAGTATCCACATTAAAAAACTAGAAGAAAAACGCCCGATGGTCATCTATCGAGCCGATAATCAAGGCGCAGAAATCAAAGGCAGAGTCTTACAAAAAGAGAAGATTGGTGACATGTACACTGTTACATTGCAAAATTACGGAATATTCGTGGTTACTCAAACAAACTATGAATCTCTTAAAGTAGGAGATGAGGTAGTATTGTGATGGTAAAGTACAAGAAACCAACTTACATCATCATTCAGGAAGCGATGGCAGAGCGCATTAGATTTCTGGAAGATGAACTGTATGAAAGGGCCTATAAGGATATTGAGAAACTAGAAGCTCAAAATGATTTCTTAAAAGGTCTTTGTAACAATCAACTTGAAATCATCATGGATTACGAATGGAAGCAGATGCAAGAGCAGGCTGCATTCATAAAAGCTAATACTAGGAAATGGAGAGCAAGATGAAGCTAAGATTGAAAGAACTTAGAGAGGACCTATGTATCTCTGTCAAAGATATGGCCAGAGATACAGGTGTCTCCCAAAACACAATCCATTTGTATGAACGAGGTGGATATCCGTCGATTAAGCAAATTGAAATGATTGCTAAAACATATGATGTAAACCCTGCGTGGCTTGTTGGGTGGATAGATGATGAAATGATGCCTGGAGTCCAGGTCGTTGAAAAAGTGGTCTATAAAGAGAGCCCAACGGCAAGATTGCCGGATTATTTCAACAACAATAACGAAGGTAAGATTATCAAGTGGAAGCAATCACGAAGATTTCGAGGAGGTAGGATTTGAAGAAATTGAGCGACGAAGACCTCAAAACATTAGACAGAGAACTTTTTAAATTTCAAAACATTCAACGTACAATAGATTTGAGAAGGCTAGAATTAGAAACTCGAAACCCAGATGCTCAGAGTGGTCCTAGCGTAGGAATAAGCAAACCTACCGAAACTATCGCAATCAGAATCGCAGATGATCCAACCTTAAAATTTCTCGAAGGGTTCAAAGCTATTATTAACAAACTCCTGATCAATCTAGTTGATGAAGACAAGGAAATCTTTAATTTGCGCTGGAGGTATCCTCAACTTAGATGGGAAGAAATAGCAGAACAGAAATTCATGAGCAAAGCTACAATCTATCGACGTAGAAGGATTATCCTAGAGCAGTACGCTATTTTGAAAGGTGAGTTATAAATAAACATGAGACAAAAGACATCTTGAAGTCTCACAAAAAAAGGTTTATTATGATAGCATAAACTTCTGAAACAAAAACACACATCACACTTTAGGAGTCATCCTTAATTCTAGTCAGAAAAGTTGTCCAACAGAAGTATCGTCAAGAGTCAGCAAATGCTGGCTTTTTGTTTTGGGAAAGGAGGTAGAATATGGAATTTGTATCACCGATAAAAGATAATGACGACATTCAGGCAATGAAAGATTATCTCAGAGAGTGGAATGAGATGTATTATATGCTATTCATCACAGGTCTGAATACTGGTTTGCGAGTCGGAGATATACTTACCTTGAAAGTTAAAGATGTTCAAGGTTGGCACATCAAACTGAGAGAACGGAAGACTGGCAAGCAGATAACAAGACGGATGACAAAAGAACTCAAGAAAGAAATGAGGAGATATGTTGAAGGGAAACCATTTCATCATTTCTTGTTCAAAAGTAGGCAAGGTCAGAATAAAGCGATCACTCGTGAGCGAGCCTATCAAATCATACATGAAGCAGCTGAAGAACTTGGCATTGATAATGTTGGCACACACACAATGCGCAAGACGTTCGGCTATAAATATTACAACAAGACAAAGGACGTAGGAACATTACAGAAAATGTTTAATCACTCATCACCTGCAATAACCTTGAGATACATAGGAATAGAACAAGCAGAGCTTGATGATGCTTTACGGAACTTTGTCATTTAATTTTTTAGATATTACTTTCACATAATGAGTTAAGCATAAACTGAAAAAATGCAACTCTTTAAAACCTATGCCTAGTAAGGGTTTGAGATTTAGAGTGAGTTTAACAAAATATAAGATATGTGAAAGTGAGAGGTAAAATTGGTATAGATGGAGGATGAAACATTGGGATTATTTTTAGGATATCTAGTTGTCTATTTTTTAACCTTAATTTTTTTAGTCGTTATTTTTGATTGGGGAAAAAGTGATGTATTAAAGTTAGTTGAGAATGGATTGATATTTCTTTTCTTACCACTCGTATTTGTTTTTGTATCGGCCTATGATTTTATAAACAAAATAAAATGAGACAAAAGGCATCTTGAAGTCTCACGAAAAAGAGTTTATTATGGTAGCATAGATTTCTTGTATGAGATGGGATAGGTCAAAGGCCTGTCCCTTTTGCATTGAGAAAGGAGGTTTGAGATGTATAACAAACCTATCAGACCATCCTTGAGATCTAAGAAGTGGGAGAAGTTCCGTGATAGGATAATGCGTAAGCATGATTATCTTTGTCAAGAAAGTTTGCGTTACGGAATTTCTGTTCAAGCAGAAATGGTTCACCATATCTTTCCTGTATCTGAATATCCTGAACTTGAATTCGTTGAATGGAATTGTTTGCCGTTGACGAATAAGAAACACAATACGTTTCATGATAGAGTGAACGATAGAGTAATCAATCAAGGACTGTACTGGCAGAAAAAAAGAAAAAAAGAATTTTTAAATTTTTTCAAAAATGAAAAATGAAAATTTTTAGTCCCCCCTCTTTTTGAAAAATCATTTTGGCCAGTAGGGTACCGGTGAAGGGAACTTTTTCCAAGTCGGGGGCCTTCAAATAAAAAGGGGGTAAAAACTAAGCGATTTTGACGAAAGGAGGTAGTTTTTGGCTAAACCAATTACAGCAAAGTCGATTAAGTCAAAAGTGGTCAAGCAGATGAAAGACTTGGGCACTTATCGTAAAGAGTTTGAAATGATCATTGACATCTTTGCAGGTATGCTATATCAGTATCAGAAACTTGCTCAAGATTATGCTGACATGGGTTATCCAGTAACAGACACCTACGTCAACAAGGCTGGCGCAGAGAACGAACGTAAAGTTCCAATCTTGACAGCGATGGAAATTTTGAGGAAAGACATCCTCAGCTACTCTAATCAGTTGATGATGAACCCGAAATCACTCGGTGAGGTAGTAGAACAAGAAGGTGATTCAGTTCTTACTGAGGTCCTGAAGTTCAAGAACGAAATCAAGAAGAAGCGAGTGACTGGCAATGGGTAATCTTGGCAAAGCGAAAGAGTATGCTCAGCACGTCATATCTCACAGAGAGGAACATTGTGAGGAGAACATTCTTGCAGCTGAACGTTTCTTGCGTGATCTTGAAAATCCTGAGTTTGAAATGGATGAGGAAATCGTTGATTTTGTTGTTCACTTCATCGAGAATACGATAGTCCATCAGCAGGGTGATGATATGTTTGCGGTGTCTATCCGTAACAAGCCATTACTTTTGCAACCATGGCAACACTTTGTAGTTGTTAATCTATTTGGATTTTACTACAAAGGTTCAAACGAGCGCAGGTTCAAAGAAGCGCTTATCATGCTTGCTCGGAAGAATGGAAAGACTTCGTTTACTGCTGCAATCGCACTTGCTTATCAGATATTAGACACGGATAGCGGTTCAAAATGCTACATCGTGGCAAACTCTGTTAAGCAAGCAATGGAAGCTTTTGGATTCTTGAAGTTTAATGTGGAGCGATGGAATGACAAGAACATTCGTATCAAGGATAACAACCAGGAACACTCAATCACTGCTAATTTTGGTATCGAGGGTTCTTTCTTTATCCAAGCACTGGCCAACGATGAAAGTCGTTTGGACTCTTTGAACGGAAACGTAATTATCCTAGACGAAGCTCACACGATGAGAAACAGCAAGAAGTACGGTCTTATGAAGAAAACAATGTCAGCATACCGAAACAGTATGCTTTTTGTTATCTCTACGGCTGGGGATATTCCTACTGGTTTCCTTGCTAACCGTTTGAAATACTGTCAAAAGGTCCTTAAACAATTAGTCAAGGATGATTCCTTGTTCATGTTTATCTGCAAAGCTGACCAGACGACTGATGGAGACGTGGGCGATTACCTTGACGAGAATGTTCTTAAAAAAGCCAATCCTTCGTGGGGTGTGACGGTATCGCTCAAGGCTCTGAGAGAAGAAGCTGAGCAAGCTATGAATGATCCACAGACAAGAAATGAGTTTTTCAACAAGACTTTGAATGTCTTTACAAACTCGATGAACGCTTATTTCAATCCTGATGAGTTCATTGCTTCAGACAGTCGCTATGATTGGACCTTAGAGGAGCTGGCACGCTTGCCTATCCAGTGGTATGGTGGGGCTGACTTGTCAAGGTTGCACGACTTGACAGCTGCTGCTCTTTATGGTGTCTATCATGATGGCGAGAAAGATATTGATATCTGCATCACACATGCTTTCTTTCCTCGTGTCAATGCTCAGAAGAAAGCCAATGATGACGGGATTCCACTCTTTGGGTGGCAGTCTGATGGCTGGCTGACGATGAGCAATACTCCGACCGTTCTCTATGATGATATTGTCAAATGGTTTATCAAGATGAGAGAGAAAGGGTTCAAGATTGCTGCTGTCGGAATGGATAGGAAGTTTGGCCGTGAGTTCCTGACGAAGATGAAACAAGCTCGCTTCAAGATGATTGACCAACCTCAGCTTTTTTATCTGAAGTCAGAGGGATTCAGACGGATTGAGTTCAAAGTTAAGAATAAAGAGTTTTACTATCTTCATTCTGATGCTTACGAATACTGTGTGAGCAATGTTAGAGCAATTGAAAAGGTGGACGATGCTGTGCAATATGAGAAATTAGACGGTGACGGTGGTACTGCAAGAATTGACTTGTTTGATGCCAGCGTTTTTGCTTGTATTCAGGCTCTTGCTAACCTTGGCAAGAATCAGAATGTCATGAGCTTCTTTGATTAGGTGGGATATGAAAGATATTTTTTTACCACTGGATAAGCCTTTCCAGCTAGAGCTATCAATATTAGATCCTAAAGTTAATCCAGAACATTGTAGAATTGGACAGACTGAGAAAGAGATAATCGTTAATAGAAAGGAGGTGAGGAAAGATGGGGCTTTTAGATAGGTTTTTGAAACGTGGTAAGAGTCGAAGTGGAACGAATGTTATCACTCATTCAGATTTTGGGCTTTATATTGACGGTGATAGCTATGTGCCTTTGGCTCGAAATCCTGATGTGATTGCTGCGGTCAACAAAATTGCTGACATGGTGTCGAACATGACTATTCACTTGATGGAGAATACCGACAAAGGCGATATCCGAATAAAAGACGGACTGGCTCGCAAGATTGATGTAAACCCATGCGAAAATATGACCCGCAAAACTTGGATTTTCAAGATTGTGCGTGACCTATTGCTATTCGGTGACGGAAACTCAGTTCTTCATGTTGAGTATGATCCTGTGAATGATTATATTTTGAACCTGAGACCATTCTCTATGAGTGAAGTTTCTTTCAAAAGTGATGATGTTGGTTATATCGTGAATTATCGTGGTATCGACTACAACCCAAGCGAAATCGTGCACTTTGTAATCAATCCAGATCCAGACAATCCATTTGTAGGGACTGGATATAGGCTTGCTCTGAGGGATATTGTTAGGAACTTAAATCTTGCTACTCAAATCAAAAAAGGATTTATGAATGGAAAGAACGTTCCTAGCCTGATTGTTAAGGTTGATTCTTCGAATGGAGAGTTGGGCACACAAGAAGGACGAGACAAGGTCGCTAAGAAATATCTTAGCACTAGTCAAGCTGGTGAGCCGTGGATTATTCCTGATGCTTTGCTAGAGGTTGAACAGGTCAAGCCATTAAGTTTAAAAGATATCGCTATCAATGAATCTGTTGAAATTGACAAGAAAACAGTTGCTGGGCTTTTGGGAGTTCCAGCTTTTATTTTGGGAGTTGGTAGCTTTGACAAAGAAGAATATAACAACTTTGTCAATACAACGGTCATGAGCATTGCTACGACGATTACTCAGACCTTAACGAGAGACTTACTCGTTTCAAATAATCGGTATTTCAAACTTAATGCTCGCTCGCTTTATTCGTATGACATTACAGAGTTATCTTCAGTTGCTGAACAGATGACTAAAAGCATGGCAATGCGTCGAAATGAGTGGAGGGATTGGCTTGGGATGCCACCAGATCCTGATATGGATGAGCTCCTTGCTCTTGAAAATTATCTACCGCAAGACAGACTTGGGGACCAGAAGAAACTGAAAGGGGGTGAGGAAGAGAATGAACAAACGGAATAGCTATCGCACTGCTCAGTTCAAAACACGAGAAGAAAGTGAAACTGGTGATTTGATTTTGAGTGGGTACTTTATCAAGTTTGATGAAGTTACTGAATTATGGCCAGGTTACTTTGAAGTGATTAAGCGTGAAGGTGTTGAAAAAGCAATTCAAAACGCTGACATCCGGGCATTGTTTAACCATGATGATAGTTTAGTGCTTGGTCGTACTGGTAACGGGACGGTCATTTTAGGAGTTGATGAAATCGGACTTTACGGCGATATCATCATCAATAAGGATGACCCGCAAGCTGTTGGGGCCTATGCTCGTGTTCAGCGTGGCGATGTGATTGGATGTAGCTTTGGTTTCATCCCAATCAAAATCAATACGGAAGAACAAGCAGATGGTTCGTACCTGGACACTATCTTAGAATTAGAAATCTTTGAAGTGAGTCCATGTACTTTCCCAGCCTATCCGCAAACGGAAATTGCTGCACGACAGAAAGACTTTGAAAGTCAACAGCGTGCCAATCGTGAAGCGCTGGACAAGCGCAAGAAAGAAATTAAGGAGAAATTTAACCTATGCACAAATCATTGATTTTAGGCGCTCGCATGCGCAACAAAGCAGAAAAAGTGGTAGAACTTGAAGAATCAATTAAAGAATTGAACAAGCGTTCTGAACTTGAAGCGAAGAAATTGGATCAAGCTGGAAATGATGAAGAAGTTTCAGCAGTTGAGAAGAACCTGGAAGACATTCAAAAAGAATTGGATGAAAAATTGGCAGAAAAAGAACAACTTGAAAAGGAAATCGAAGATTTGCAAAATCAAGTTGAAGAATTGAATCGCAAAGCCCCGACTTACCCAAGTCAAGAAAAACGTGGAGGACAGAAATTGGAAAAACGTGACGCAGTACTAGAATTCATCCGCTCTCGTGGACAAAAACGCACAGGTGTTAAAACAACAGATGTAGGAGCGATTATTCCGAAAGAGGTTTTGAAACCACAAAAAACACCTGAACGTCAGAACCCGCTGCTTAATCTAATCCATATTGTAAAAGTAACAAGTGGCTCAGGTACTTACCCAGTCATGAAGAAATCAAATCGTAAGATGACAGAGGTTGGTGAACTTGAAGAAAATCCAGAATTAGGAAAAACAAAAATCACTGAAGTAGATTACAAAATTAAGACTTATCGTGGGGAACTTCCTATCTCTCGTGAAGCGATTGAAGATGCACAATATGACCTTATTGGAATCATGCAAGAAGATATTCAAGATCAGGACGAACAAACAAAATTGGCAATTGTTGCGGATGTTTTGAAAACTGCAAAAGTTGTAAATGCTAGCGGTTATGATGGACTTAAAGATATTTTGAATACTAAGATTTCATCTGTTTATAAAAAATCTCTTGTTGTTACTGACTCTATGTTCAACGCATTGGATAAAGTTAAGGACAAGGACGGCCGCTACATGCTTCAACCTGACATCACTTCACCAACAGGATATTCATTCTCTGGAAAAACTATCTACCCTGTTGATGACACTCTTTTGGGTCAAGAAGGGGAAATGAAGTATTTTATCGGAGATGTTGAATACTTCCTTACATTGTTTGACCGTATGGAATTGAGCGTGAATTGGGAAGACAATCACAAATTTGGTAAAAACCTTGCATCATACCTACGTTTTGACATCAAGAAGACTGATGAAGATGCTGGGGTATTCGGAACCTACACTGATGTTGTAGCTTAAGGAGGTAACGTATGAGCTATAAAGTAATCCGTCCTTTCAAGGACTTGGCTGATCCTGAAAAACATGACTATGCTGTTGGTGATATCTTTCCTCGTGAAGGATATGAGCCCACAGATAGCTTTACCAATGGCCTTTTGACTGGTGCCAACACTGCTGGCTCTATCTTCCTTGAGGTTTTGGGAGATGATGAGCCTAAGAAACCAGCTCCTGAAACAAAAGAAGTTAAGGAAGAGCCCGCAGTTGAGCAGGAAGAAACAGTTAAGGAAACAGTTGAGGAAACTGCTGAAGAGCCTGCTAAGGAAGTTGAGGAGTAAGCATGGATGAAGGTCAGCTTTTAGAATTGCTGAAGCTTAAGTTGGGTATTTCAACCGACTTGAGAGACAAGCCGTTAAAAAAAATCATTTCAAGTGTCATCACTGAATTGACCGATAACCTCGGTATCGAGCTTGTTGGTGAGCGTGCTGACCATGAAATGTTTATCGTTGACTATGCTGCTTATCGCTATGAGGGTGGGGTGGATATGCCACGTCACCTTCAATGGCGACTGCATAATTTACAGATAGCATCAAAGAAAGAGGTCAAGAATGTGGAATCATGAAATCAAATTGATCTCTAAAAAAGTCACAGGTAAGGACAAGTTGCTACAACCAGTCTCTGAAGATGTTGAAGTTACTCTGTTGTGTCGTAAAAAGAAGGTTACTCGCTCTGAATTTTATCAAGCAAACCAGGCAGGTCTAAAACCGAGCTTGGTCGTTGAGATTCGAAATTTTGAGTATGAGAATCAGGAGTTTGCGAAATTTGAAGGCAAGCAATATCGTATCTTGAAAACCTATCCTATTGATTCTGAAATTTTAGAGTTGACTTTATCAGAGGTATTGAAATGAGTAATGACCTTGCTGATTTGATAGCGAAAGAGCTTGCAGCTTACTCTGATGAGGTTACTGAAGAAGTGGATAAGATTGCAGAGCAGGTGGCTGATGAGACTGTGGATGACTTGAAAGAGACAAGTCCTAAACGGTACGGAAAGTATCGCAGAAGTTGGAAAAAGAAGAAACTGGCCAATGGCTCTTTTGTTGTGTTCAACGCAGTTGCAAGTCTTACTCACATACTTGAGAATGGGCACCTTTCAAGAAATGGTGGTCGTGTCGCTGGTATCGTCCACATCAAGCCAGCTGAAGAAAAAGCAATTCAGAACTTTGAGAAGCGTATCAAGGAGATTGGGAAATGAAGCTATCAGACTTTGCTGCTATTTTGGAACAGGCAGACTTGCCTGTCACTTATCGAGCGTTTAAAACTGGGAACGCTCCTGACCTACCTTACCTGGTCTATTATGAATCGAGTCCAGCCATCAATGCAGCTGACAACACGGTTAATCATCAGATTAAGAGCGTGACAGTAGAGCTAGCTTTTGAGCGGAAGGATGAAGATTTGGAAGAACATCTGGAAGAGCTGTGGACAACCCACGAGCTCTTTTTCGATGTTCAAGAAGAAACATTTATCGAGACTGAAAGACTCTATGTCAAGTCTTATACGGTCTATCTATACTAAGGAGGAATGACATGACTCAAGAAAATAAAGTAACCTTTGGTTTGAAAAATGTTCACGTTGCGCCAATTAAATCAATCGGTGCAGATGGAGTGATTGCTTACGATGAAATTTTCCGCTTTCCTGGAGCAATGGAATTGACATTGGATCCAAAGGGTGAATCAACACCAATCAAAGCAGACGATATCGATTATCACTTCATGAACTCAAACGAAGGGTATGAAGGGAAATTCAAAATCTCTCACATTATTGAAATGTTTGCGACTAAGATTTTGGGTGAAATCAAAGATGCTCAGACGGGTGTTTTGACTGAAAAAGCTGATGCAGAATTCACATCATTTGCCTTGATGTTCGAATTTTCAGGGGACAAGAACAAAACACGTCATGTTCTTTACTACTGTTCAGCGAGCCGTCCAGGAAATGGCTCAAAAACCAAGAACGGTACAAACGTCAATGAGCGTGAACTCGGCTTTAAAGCAAGTCCTCGTCCTCTGGATTCAGTTGTTAAACGTTCTATCACATCAGCTGATAATAAAGAAATTTATGACAACTGGTTCAAGAAAGTGTATGAACCTACTGCGGTGGCAGCTTAAGGAGAAGATCTATGCGTAAAATCGTTTTGGTTGGTGATCAGGAGTATGAGTTGGGGACCAATGGCTATACTCCTATCGCTTACAAGCAACAATTTGGGAAAGATTATTTTCAAGATTTGTTCTCAATGTTGAAAAATCAATCATTCATGAATGAATTGAACAAGCTGGAAACCGACAAAGAGTTGACAGCGACTGATATTGACGTTTCGATGTTGTCAGATTTTGACATGACCTTTTTCAACCGTCTTTTTTGGACCTTTGCTAAATCTGCAAATCCTCACATCAAGCCTTATGAACAATTCTTCATGGAAATGGAAATCTTTCCGATTCAGGAAGTTGGTCCTGTGCTGATGGAAATGCTGAATGCGAGCATGACGACAAAAAAGCACCAGATGAATCAGAATCAGCTAGTGAAGAAATCTTCACAGTAGAGTCTTATCTGTCCTGCTGTAAAGAAACTGGTCTGTCTATCGATGATCTAAAACACATCTCAATCGGAATGGCGCTGGATTATCAGACGGATTATGTGAATTTACGGAGTGAGGACAAGGGTGGCGAACGGAAAGCCACACAAGCTGATTTTGACAGTTTTTAAAGAAAAAATGAGTGCTGAGAGAGCGATTATGAGGTCAAGTTCATTGTCCTAACTGCATTATCAGTCGTAGAAGTTCTCTCAGCGCTTTTCTATTTTTTGTGAAAGGAGGAAATATGGCAGGAAATATCAAAGGTATCAAAATTGAAATCGATGGCGACACGCAGCCCTTACAAAAGGCCCTGAAAAATGTCAATAAAGCTGCTACTGATGCAAGTCAGGAGTTGAGACAGATTGACAAAGCATTGAAGTTTGATACAGGGAACGTAACGCTCCTGACTCAGAAGCAAGAAGTCTTGCAAAAGCAAGTTTCGACGACCAAAGAGAAACTAGAAACCTTGAGACAAGCTCAGTCTCAGGTGGAGCAGCAATTCAAAAATGGTGATATCGGTGCTGACCAGTACCGTGCTTTTCAACGTGAGGTAGAAGTTACTCAAAACGTCCTAAAAGGATATGAGGGTAAGCTTGCAAATGTGAACCAGGCGCTTACTGAGAATGGGAGTGCTACTCAGAACAACAAGAACCAATTAAAAGAGTTGCAAAATGAGCAGAGTCAACTTGCTTCAGAGATGGTAAAGGTGACAAGCTCATTCAAACTGCAAGAAAGTCAGCTAGGCGCTAATGCTAGTGAAGCCGAGAGAAATGCTCTTGCCCAGAAAAAGATTGGTGCTCAGTCTGAGATTGTAAGTAAACAAATTTCTAATCTAGAACAGCAATTGGAAATTACCAAAAAAGAATTTGGTGAGAACTCCACACAAGCCAACAGGATGGAAGCTGAGCTAAATCAGGCTAAGACTGCTTTTAATCATCTCAATGATGAGATGAAGGGAACAAAGTCTGCTGCTGATGGCACTCAAGAAAGTTTAAGTGAAATCTCAAGAAATTTAAGAGCAGAACTACTTCAACAGTTTAGTGAGAAGTTGAGTGCTATTTCAGATAAGCTTGTGGAAGTAGGGAAAGAAGCGTTAGAAGCGGCTGCTCAAATGCAAGCTAGTAATGCTCAATTTACTACTGTTTTCGGAGATATGGAAACCCAAGCAAGAGAAGCATTGAATGCTATTGGTCGGGAAATGGATATTGTCCCAGAGCGTTTACAAGGGTCATTTACTCAGATGGCTTCATTTGCTAAAACTTCAGGGTTGAATACTTCCGAAGCTTTGGATCTAACTTCTCGTGCGACTAGGGCAGCAGCAGATGGTGCAGCCTTTTATGATAAGTCCATTGAGAGCGTGACAGAAAGCCTACAATCCTTTTTAAAAGGAAACTTTTCTAACGATGCGGCTCTTGGTATCTCTGCGACAGAGACAACTAGGAATGCCGCTGCAAATAAATTGTACGGAAAGTCATTCAAGGACTTGAGCGAAGCGCAGAAGCAATTGACCTTGCTTCAGATGGTTGAAGACGGGAATAAACTTTCAGGAGCACTTGGACAGGCTGCAAGAGAATCAGACGGCTTAGAAAATGTGATGGGGAATCTGAAACAAGCCGGAACCAATGCATTGTCTGCTATAGGTCAGCCACTTTTAGAAATGATGATTCCAGTGTTTCAAACATTGGCAAGCATTGTGAAGGGTGTGGCTGAGCTGTTCAGTTCGTTACCTGATCCAGTAAAAGATTTCATTGTCATCTTAGGTGTGGTTTTGACAATTGTAGGAGCCTTAGCCCCCATATTCTTAACCTTGCAAGCTGTGTTTATGTCTTCATTTGGCGCAATGATTGCAGCAGCATTACCAATCATTGGAATTATTTCAGGAGTTGTAGTGGCCATAGCAGCGATTGTTGCTATTGTGAAATATCTCTGGGAAACTAACGAAGGTTTTCGAGATGTGGTCACGACTGTCTGGAATGCAATTCTTGAGGTCATCAATACAGTCATATCAGAGATTTCTAATTTTGTCATGAGTATCTTTGGGACTGTTGTTGCTTGGTGGACAGAGAACCAGGAACTTATCAGAACAAGTGCTGAGACTGTCTGGAATGCAATTTATACGGTCATCAGTACAATACTGGATATACTTGGCCCCTTGCTTCAGGCTGGTTGGGATAACATTCAACTTATCATTACAACAGCTTGGGAAATCATCAAGACCGTTGTTGAGACCGCAATAAACGTTGTCCTTGGTATCATTCAAGCAGTTATGCAGATCATCAATGGTGATTGGTCAGGCGCTTGGGAAACTATTAAGGGGGTATTCTCTACTGTATGGCAAGCTATCCAAAGCATTGTCCAGACCATTTTTTCAGCTATCCAGAGCTACATTTCAAATGTTCTCAATGGTATTTCAGGAACTGTATCAAATATCTGGAACGGCATCAAGGATACTGTCTCAAATGTGTTAAATGGTATATCTGGCACAGTATCAAGTGTTTGGGAAGGTATTAAGAGTACCATTTCAGGAGCTATCAATGGTGCAAAAGATGCTGTATCTTCAGCTATTGAAGCTATCAAGGGATTGTTTAACTTCAGTATCAGCTGGCCACACATCCCACTACCGCACTTTCATGTGAGCGGGTCGGCCAATCCATTAGATTGGTTGAGTCAAGGTGTTCCAAGTATTGGAATTGAATGGTACGCCAAAGGCGGTATCATGACGAAACCAACCATTTTTGGAATGAATGGAAATAACATGATGGTTGGCGGTGAAGCTGGAAATGAAGCAGTGTTACCACTAAATGACAAGACACTTGGTGCTATCGGTCGAGGTATTGCTCAGACTATGGGTGGAACTTCACCGACCATCAATATCACTATCACTGGCAATACCGTCAGAGAAGAAGCTGACATTATTCGGATTGCTGATGAGGTAGCGCAGAGGATTGCTGACGAATTGCAACGTAAGACACAATTGAGAGGAGGGTTTGCATGATAAAGCATAATGAGCTTGTGATTGACGGTGTGAGGACATCGTCTTTTCCTTTTAAGGTCATTGTCCATGATTCTCCCTCAATTTCTCTGGGAGAGAGTAAGACAGCCCTGTTGGAGCATGGTGGTATCAGTGGAGCAATCGTTCAGACAAACAAGCATAGAGAACTGGTCAAGAAAATTTATACGATTTATTTGGTTAAACCTACTGAAGAACAGATGAACCAATTTATGAGTCTGTTTATCCGTGAGAAGTTCTGGCTAGAGAGTGAGCGAGTCAAAACAACTCGTCTTTGGTGCTATAAGGTTAATGTGAGCGACCTTGAAGAAGTGCAACCTGGTCTTTATATGACTAAAGCAACCTTCACTTGTCACCCTACCAAATACTTTAAAGACACCGATACACAGAGATTGACAAGAAGTGGGACTTTGACTGTTCAAGGTTCTGCTCTTGCCTTTCCTAAAATCACAATCGTTGGCCAGAGCGCTGTTGAGACTTCGTTTACAATCGCTGGTCAGGTCATCCGTCTTGAACGACTCACTGAGTCGATTGTGATGGTCAATAATCCTGACAATCCAAGTTTTAAAACAACAACAGGGAAGCAAGTCAAATGGTCAGGGGATTTTATCACAGTTGATCCAGCGAAACTTAAGAATGTTGGGGTTGTTTTGGGTTCAGGTATTCAATCGCTTGAAATCGAAACGGTTTGGGGGTGGGCATAATTGCTTTATCTACTTAATAAAGATGTAAAAACTGTTCGATGGAACGGGGAGCCACTTCATGAAGCGACTTCGGCGATTGCTAAAGAGACCATGAATGGCGATTTCACCCTAACTGTGAAATATCCTATTTCTGATTCTGGTATTTATCAGCTCATCCAAGAAGATATGCTGATAAAAGCACCGACTCCCGTTCTTGGTGAGCAGCTATTTCGCATCAAGAAACCTGTTGAGCACAATGACCATCTTGAAATCACAGCCTATCACATTTCAGACGATGTGATGCAACGTTCTATCACGCCAATGAGCGTGAATAGTCAGAGCTGTGGCATGGCTCTTTCTCGCATGGTTCAAAACACCAAAACTGCTTTGGGGGATTTTTCTTTCAATAGCGACATCCAGGATCGTAGGACCTTCAACACGACTGAAACAGAAACTTTATACTCTGTACTATTGGACGGCAAGCATAGTATTGTCGGAACGTGGGAAGGCGAGCTGGTGCGTGATAATTTCGCTCTAACAGTTAAGAGAAGCCGTGGGGAGAATCGTGGTGTTGTTATTACAACGCACAAAAATCTGAAGGATTACCAACGCACAAAAAACAGTCAGAATGTTGTTACAAGAATCCATGCCAAATCGACTTTTAAACCTGAAGGCGCTGAAAAAGAAACGACTATCAGAGTTACTGTTGATAGTCCTCTTATCAACTCATACCCTTATATCAATGAAAAAGAGTATGAGAACAACAATGCTAAAACTGTTGAAGAGTTGCAAAAGTGGGCACAGGCTAAGTTTTCAAATGAGGGCATTGACAAGGTCTCTGATGCTGTCAAGATTGAAGCCTATGAACTTGATGGGCAAGTGGTCCATATGGGTGATACGGTCAATCTCAAGAGTTGGAAGCACAATGTCGATGCATTCAAGAAAGCTATTGCTTATGAGTTCGACGCTTTGAAGGAAGAATATATCTCTCTGACTTTTGATGATAAGGCAGGAACTGGTGGTTCTAGAGCTTCTGGTGGGCTATCTAGCGCAGCCAATGCAATTCTTGGAGTGACAGAATCTGCACAAGAAATAGCCCTAGAAAAGGCTCTTCAAAATGCTGACTTAGACTTTGATCATAAGGCTGGATTGCTTAGACAGGAAATTTCTGACGGCATTGAACTTGCCAGAGCAAGAGCCGAAGAAGTCAAGAGAGAACTCTCTGACACTATCAACCAGCGGTTTAGCAGTTTTGACAATGGACCACTACAAGAAGCCAAGCGTAAGGCCGAGGAAGCCTTGCGAAACGCTGGCGCAAGCAGCTTACTCGCTCAAGAAGCCAAGCGAATTGGGTTGAATTCTGTTGCCAAACTTGAAGAGTTTAAGAGACAGTCTACGAGCGCACAGACGGCTCTGTCGGATGATTTGGATGCCTTGAAACAGACTGTCACAAGTGAGGTCAATCAAGCTTCAGAATATCGCAGAACGACCACAGAGGCCCTTAGTCGAATGACTGGCCAGATGGACGGATTTGCGACGAAATCAGAGGTCAGACAAGATGTAGCTGGTCTGACTGAAACATTTGTCAAGCTTAAAACTGATACGACCAATTTGATTTCTGGAGCCAAAAGCGAAATCACTTTAGCAAAAACAGAATTCAAGAAAACAGCTGATGGATTGTCTACTAAAATGTCAGCAGTCGAGAGCTATGTTGGTCAAGATGGTCAGCGACAAGAAGCATTGAGAAGATACACTCGAGAAGAGAGCGCACGACAAGCGACAGCAGTCCGTGAGCTGGTCACAAGGGACTATGTAGGTAAATCGACTTATCAGGAGGATCTGAGAGGTCTTGAACGTCGGTTTAGTGCGATAAGTACGCAGACGAACAATGACATTGCTACGAAAATTGCTCAGTATAAGCAGACAGTTGATGGCCAATTCTCAAGCATCACATCTCAGATTGCTGGCAAGGTCAATCAGACAGATTTCCAACATGTCAGAGAGACTAGTCAACTTTATGAGCGGATTATCGGTAGCAACGAGAATGACATCTCGAATAAGGTCGCTCGCATGGCTCTTACTTCCCAACTTTTTCAGGTTGAAGTTGCTAAAAGTCTTGGAAGTGACAATAACTTAATCGTCCGCTCGAAGTCGATGGACAGGCATACGATTGTCAACGAAGGCAATACCAAGAGAGTATTCGTGAATAACGGTATATTTACCATTCGATGCACTGGTAATTCAGGATATACATTCGCAGGATTCACACTACCACTTTACATCGATAGATTGGCTAGAGGTGAGACATATACTCTTAATTTTAAGTATCGCATTATGGGACGTTTAGACCATAATTTCACGGTTGTTGCTAAAAATCACCAGTCGAACGAAGGAATTTTCTCTTCAAACATAGCTATAAGTTCGACAGCTGTTTCTACTGAATGGAAAGAGTTCACAGAAACATACAACATTACTAAAGATTTTGAATTTGGAGATAATAAACTTTATCCACTCTATTTCTACTTAGCTAAAAATGGTTGGATTGAAATCAAAGAGATTATGCTTGTTCGTGCTTCTCAAACAAACGGATATAAAGCCAGTCAATTTGATGATATGTCCGAAGCCGTTCGCTCGGTTCAAAGTCAGTTAGCTGGCTCATGGTCCGTTCAGAACATCAACAGCGCAGGTGATTTGATTTCAGGTCTCAATCTTGGGGCCAATGGTCACAATCGTCTTTCTGGCAAGTTAACTCATATTACTGGCGAGACTTTGATTGAAAGGGCTGTTATCAAGTCGGCTATGGTTGATAAGCTGAAAACGGCCAATTTTGAAGCTGGTTCAGTGACTACAGTTGTTTTGGATGCTGAAGCTGTCACAGCTGAAAAAATAAAAGTTGACCAGGCATTATTCAACAAATTAGTCGCAAATGAAGCCTACTTGAGTCAATTGTTTGCTAAACAAGCCTTTATTAATCGCGTTCAGAGTGTTGCGATTGATGCAAGTCAGGTTCGTTCAGGTATTTTAAGCGGTGACCGAATCTACGGTGGAACGATTCGAGGGGCAAATATCTTTGGTGGAACTTTAACAGGCCACACTAAAATTCAACTAGGTTCTTACGGTTCGTTTGATACAGTGAATGGTGGTTTACAGATTAACGTACCACGAGACTATAATGCCAAAGATGGGTTGGGTGTCCAGTTCATTGGTTCTTATGGTCGTGGAGAGAATGTCCCTTATGGCCTCTTCATTTACAAAGACTCGGATTTTACTACTGGTGGTTACGCAAGTAGAAGTGATGACTTCCTATTAACAGTAGAGGGATACATCAAAGCGAACGGAATTGGCTGGTTTAAGACTGGGAAAGGGTCTATCAATGGATCAAGCACAGCAACTATTGGCTATTGGAATTCATCTGTTTCTCTGGATTTTGGCGGTTCAGGAAATGACATTTACTACAGTTATAACGGTAAAGCATATAGTTTGTGGACTATAGTCAATAAGCATTTCTCAGACAGACGTCTGAAGGATAATATTGTTGACTGTAAGCACAAGGCTCTTGACTATATCCAGCAATTCCAATTCAAGGAATATGATTGGAAGAAGCAAGAGGACAGACCGCAACAAGCACACACAAAGATTGGTTTGATTGCGCAAGAGGTTCAAGCAGTGGACCCTACTCTTGTTTATGAGAACGGAGACACGTTGAATCTGGACAATCTCAGATTAACCAATATCGCACTCAAAGCTATTCAGGAACTTGCGATTGAAAATAAAACATTAACACAAAGATTGGAGAACTTAGAAAATGAACGCAGAACAGCTTAACCAAGCCTTACAAATGACAATTAGTGAAATGTCAACAGCTTCAACAAATTCGATGATTACAAGTAATCTCTTGAGCATTCAGTTGAATGAGCAAGTGGCAGAGAATCAAAGACTTCAAGCACGAGTGGAGGAGCTGGAAGCTCTGCTTGATGAACAAACTAAACCAGCTGACAAAGGAGAATAGACATGGCAATCAATGGTTATAACTTATCAACAAAACCGTACTTAAGAATTTCTGGCTCGAATGTTGAAACAGTTGTAGAAATTCAATTATCAGAAGGAAACCGCTACAGCACTAACTCACGATCATTCCCTGGAGATCGTACAAACGAACCAGAAGACGTCTTGATTCAAGCGGTGCTGGATGTTCTCAAGTCTGAATTGGACCCAAGCTCTGCAATTGTGCAGGCGCAGAATAAGCTTGAACAAGCTGAGCAACAGATTGCACACAATAAGAGCGAACAGGACCGACTTTCTGCACTTGCAAATAAAATCGATAAAGTTGTGCGAGTCATGGCTCAAGATTCTATCATGGGTGAGAAAATCGCCTACGGGACAACCTACAAAGAACTTGTCGAACTCTTCCCAGCCGCTGAGGAAGGCAAGGTTTATCAACCGGGTGATATGTTTGTGATTGAAGATCCTGAACACGTCGAATTGAATGGCGAAGGCAAGCGTGTCTTGATTCAGACAAATCAGGCTTTTACTTACAAAGGCGAATCTATTAAGCAACTTGAAGGTGTACCATCTCAAAATGGTTTACTTGCCGTTTGGAAGTGGGATGGAACAAAAAACGACAAACAGACTCAAACATCTAATGAGTTAGAGACAAAACCTGTTCAGTAAAGGAGAATATATGAAAATCGAATTGTTTAACTTTTTTAGAAGCCTGATTCAAACAGAAGATGGTTTAGTATTGTATGCTCTAGGCTTAATCGTGATTCTAGAGATTGTAGATTTTGCATCGGGTACGTTTGCAGCAATTGCAAATCCAGAAATTGAATACAAGAGTAAGATTGGTATTAACGGCTTGATTCGAAAGATTCTTGGTGTTCTCTTGTTGATGGTGTTGATTCCGATGTCTGTCTTGTTGCCTGAAAAGACAGGGTTCGCATTTCTATACTCGATTTACCTGGGATATTTGCTTTTCACATTCCAGTCACTCATCGAAAATTACCGTAAGTTAAAAGGTAACGTGACCATCTTCCAACCTATCATCAAGGCATTTGAGCGCTTATCTGGTGACAAAAACGACAAGAACGAAGGAGAACAATAATGGATATTGATACAAGTAGACTAAGAACTGATTTGCCACAGGTTGGAGAGCAACCATATCGTCAGATTCATGCTCATTCAACTGGTAACCCCAACTCAACAGCTCAAAATGAAGCAGATTACCATATGCGTCGTCCTGTTGATTCAGGATTTTTCTCGCACGTTGTCGGCAACGGCCGTGTGATGCAGACATGGTACACAGATATGGGAGCCTATGACGTAGGAGGCGGCTGGAACGTTGAAGGCTACGGACAAGTAGAATTGATTGAGAGCCATTCAACTAAGGAAGAGTTCATGCGCGATTACAAGCTCTATGTTGAACTACTGCGCAACCTTGCTGATGAAGCAGGGATTCCGAAAACGCTGGATTCTGACAGCCTAGCAGGAATCAAGACACATCAGTATTGCACATACAATCAACCTCGAAACTACTCAGACCATGTGGATCCATATCCTTATTTAGCCAAATGGGGTATCAGCCGTGAGCAATTCAAGAAAGACATCGAAGGCGGCTTATCTGAAGCAGGCTGGAAGCGTAACGACACTGGTTGGTGGTGGGAGGAGGACGGCTCTTATCCTACAAACTCATGGAAGCAAATCAACAATGAGTGGTTCTACTTTGATGAACGTGGATACTGCCTAATCAACCGTTGGTTCAATGATGGCAAAGATTGGTTCTATCTTGACAAACGTGGCGCAATGGTCACAGGCTGGATGTTCCTCAACCATAGATGGTATTTCTTCAAATCAGACGGTCGCATGGCCACTGGTTGGGTGAAATACCGTGAAACCTGGTATTTTATGGAAGAAAAAGATGGTTATATGCTGTCTAAACAATTCATCAAATCAGGAGACGGCTGGTATTACTTGAAGGCAAACGGTGAACTTCACACAGACCCAGCATTCAAAATAGAACCAGACGGGCTTATCACCGTCGTCGATAAACCAAAAGAAGAAAAATAAAAACAGAAAGACTTTCAAATTAGATTACACCAACCGCAGGCTCACGCTTGCGGTTTTTTGTTTGCAATAATAAAAGCAGTGACCGAAATCACTGCTTATCAGCTATAGCAAATTCATAGAGCTTTTCTGCTGTTAGAAGCGCCATTTTGTCCATGCTTGTTTTTCCTTTTCTGAGGT